GGTCAAGGTCCTTTCTTTGTCGTCAGAGGTGTAGGTTTGTCCAATTCGTTGCAGTTGGTCGGCGATCGTGATCGGTGTGATCTCATCCTTCAATTCGTCAGAAACAGAATAGATATGGTCATCTCCTAATATTTTTAAGCGCATATGTTCCTCAAATACCTTTCCAGGGCATAAGTTTCGGAACACATACCGAATATAAGCTTCATGAACGATTACATTTAAAATCGTGGTGAAGAAACATCCGGAAAAGTGACTTGAGCGCAAATACAATTTCTTGTTAAATATCTGAAGCGGGGATTCTGTTTGATGATAAATAAATTTATCAACAACGTGTTTCGGGATAAAGTCGCACAGAGTGGAAATCAATTCATATCCAGCGAGTTGGAATTGTTTTACCATTTTCTTATCAAAGTTCTTGAAATCTCCAGCAATGAAGTTTTCTCCAACCTCTGATACATATTGGTAAATCAAATCCATATCGTAGGAATATTGGTTGAGTCCAATCGCACTGGGGGTGTGTCGGTTTGAAGTCTGGAAGGCAATAATGAAACTGCCAAACAACATTCGGAAAGCGGTGTTAGCAATGAGGTCTCCTCCAAAGATCAAGCGGCAACGTTTCTCATTTATCTTCTTCTGAGTAGTTAACTCGTCCTTAAGAAAAGTAAGGAATCGTCCTTCGAGGTCTTGCGCAGTCACATTTTTATCAAAGAGTTTTGAGTAAAACTCCATGACCATGTGACGGAAGACATCTTGGATAACCAATTGTCCATCTTCGGTGTAGTAAAACCAATCTCGCTTTCCACGCTTCTTCGAAAATCGTACCAAGGGATAACCAGCACTTGAATTCAATTTCATTGAAGACAGTAATCCGGGAATACCTCCAATCGCTTCTTCCATAGTCAATAGCCGCTTTCCAGCAGGCCATGAAAGTTTGAAGCGATAGAAGTGTTTCATATCGTCAAGTACAATCTTCAAAGTCCGTTTGTCAACTTCGGGTTGGGTCACATCCAGGGTGTCGTTCATCATGTTAATGACGGGGTCTTGTCCGTCACAGCGGGGATCAGAAGCATCCATGATTGGGAGATGTTTCTTAGGAGTCCAAGGCAAGAAGGTGCTGATAGCACTCGGCTTCAGCTTGCTTTTTCTCGAAAGATGAATCACTTCATCACGGGGAATGGTTTCCGTTTTACGAAGATTTGGTCCATGGAAATCACTACTTTGAGTCGTAAAATCAATTGTTTCAGGCACATCAACTCCTCTAAAGTTGAGAGCTTCCTCAATCATTTCACGAGTCACAATAGTGGACATTCCAAAGAAACCTCCAGCTCCTTCTCCTCCGGCTACGTGAAGT